CAGGTCAACGCTGGCCTGTGCGAGGTCAACGGAGTCGAGCTTGAAACCGTTGGCGTACTTCTGGTCGATGGCGAGCACGGCCTCGGCGTCGGTCACGCCGTTGAAGGTGATGTCCGCGCCGGTGTATGCAGCACCAGTGATGGCACCGATGGAGATGATCTTGACGCTGGAGCCTTGACCCTGAATGTCGCCAACGTAGTCAGTATTCGCGACGCGCTGGAACACGAGCGCAGGGTTGAGGTTCGCGAGAACCTCAGACGCCCATACGGTGCTCTGTGCCTTGGTGATTGCCATGTGCTGTCTCCTTGGTTACGAGTGGTCGGCGAGCCATTGCTTGCCTTCGTCCGAGTGGTAGTACGCGCGGCGGGCCTCATACGTCATGGCGTCGAGTTTCGCCTGCGTCATATCCTGCGGAGCGGCAAGGTCGTCCACGGCGGTCGGGAGCGGCTTGCCCTCGCGCGGAAGCGCGGCGAACATGGCCTCGGCGTCGGCTTTGATGGCCTCGGCGTCATCCCCGACGAGCCTTGATGCGAGCGTTTCGGCAGTCTCGAGCGCGATGCCCTTGTCCTTGGCTACCTCTCGGGCAACCTTGGAACGCAGAGCGGAGAGGTCGGAGGCTTTGATGCGGGATTCCGCAGCCTCCGCACGCTTGTTCGCGGCGTCGAGGTCGGCAGTCAGCTTCTCGGCGGATGACATGTCGGATACCTTGCGCTGTCGTGCCTCGGTGACGAACGAAACCGCGTCGTCAACCGATGCTGTCCCGATCCGCTCGAGCCATTCCTTGTCCGCACGCTGCTTTGCTTCCTCACGAGTGCGACCCATGAGCGCGTTGACGGCTTCCTGGCTGAATGTGCGGGGTTCGGGTGCCCCTACCAGCGGCGTTACGGCTGCTTCGAGGGTGATTTCGTCGGTCATGTTTCCTCCATATGGAGTGAGTGGCCCCGCGTCGGCGGGTGTGGTCTATGCGGAAGCGTCAGGATCGGCGCTGTCAGCCGGTTCGGGCACCTCGGGAGGCGCGTCGGGGGGTTCTGGTGGGTCATCGGTCGGGACCGCAACGTCGAGCGTTATGCGCGGCTCTGCTCCGATGCCATCGGGATACGGGTTGCGGCCTTCAATGTCGCGTACCTCATCGAGCGTGAGGATTCCGTTGCGCAGCGCGACCTGATGCGCTTCATAGCGCGTCTTTGTGTCGGCTCGGAGGTTCGCGTCGAGGTTGAACTCGACGTGTACGCCGGCTGCGCGCTCCTCGGACTTGATACAGGCGCGGTCGATGGCCTGCTCGATGTTGACCGCCCACGGGCGGAGGGTCGCTTGGTTGTGATCTAGCTGCTGAATCTCCACGCTGTTGTACGACATGGACCCTGCGGAGTTGACGCCGAGGATGTAGGGCCGCAGGTTGAACCAGCGGCACACGTCGAGCACGCCGAACTCGCGCGTCTGGAGCAGTTGCGCCTGTTCAGGCGGGAACGTGAGTTCTTTGTAGTCAACGCCTTCCTCGAGCAGCAGCGTTTTCCACGCTTCGCCCGCTCCTCGGCGGTCGTCCAACTGCAGCTTGAGCCGATCCGCTGCGGCAGCGCTCATCGTGGTGTCGGTCTTGAGCACGCCCTGGGAGCGCATGCCGTTGCCGTAGAACGACTGGCTCATGCGCTCGACGGCTTGGAGTTCGCCCAACTTCTCGCGCATGTCTGCCATCGGAGGGCGTCCGACCAGTCCGTCAGACGACAGCCCCTTGAGGTGCAGGATTTCGCTCTGCGCGAACATCTGCACATCGCCCTCGGCGGTGGTCGGCGTGTACTCATAGACCATCTCGCGGTTGGAGGGGTCGATGAACACGCGCATGCGGTCGCTGCGTAGCGGCCACAAGCCCATAGGACGCCCGTTCGCGTCGCGTTCGATGTAGGTGTAGGCGTTGCCCCACGTGAGCAGCCACACCATCCACGCGACCTTGAGCTCGAACGCCGTCATGCGGGCGTTGGGAGCCGATGTCAGGAGCGCATAGAGCGGGTGCTTGCGCTGCTCCTTGCGGGTTCCGTCCGTCTGCGATACGACCTTGAGCGGAGTGACCGCGATGTCGTATGCAATGCGCTGGATAGCCGCACGCACAGCAGGGTTCTGGAACGGTGAATCGTCGGTGACGACTTCGCCAGAGTGGGTCTTGCCCTTGAGCGTCCCGAACTGCCCCGTGAGGTAGTTCTCGATGGCGGGTGCCAACAGACGACCGATGAAGTCCTTGAGCGCCATGTTGCACTCCCTGATTCAGTGGCCGCCGAGTGGGGCCGGGAACCTCGGCAATGTCAGAAGGTGAGGAATCCGCGCGATTCGTACACGGACGCGGAAGGTTGCTGCGCGACGATCGCGCGAGCGATTGCGTTGACGAGCGCGGCTACCCCGTCGATGCGGCCTGTAGCCTTGCCCTTGTCGAGCTTGATATTTCCTGCGGGGTCGGTAGTCGCGACCGCGTTGTCCATCATCCAGCGCAGCACGGGGTTGCCTCCGTGATGCAGTGTTCCGCCGATGACGTACTCGAGGAGCTTCTTCGTCGGCTCGGAGAGGCTGATGAAGCCCTGACGCACCGGCACGGTGGTGTAACCCTTGGCGGGGAGCTCCACCTCGCAGAGTTGCCGAGCCGAGTACGGGTCGAACGCGATCTCGCGCGGCATGCCGATGGCTTCCGTGCGCTTGTCGATATGGTCGATGATGCTGCGGTAGTCCACGATGTTGCCCTCTGTGATCGTCAGATAGCCTAGCCGCTCCCATTCGCGGTATGGCGCGTGGTCACGCCGCTCGCGGTCCTCGATGTTGGCTCCTGGCAGCCAGAAGTGTGAGCCATCGCCGATGTGCGGCTGGCCCTCGGCGTCTAGCCCCATCTCGAGGTATGCGGTGATGTCGGTGGTGCTGGACAGGTCGAGGCCGGCGTAGTAGTCGCGGCCTTCCAAGTCCATCACGGGCAGGGATGAGAGCGCGTCGTATGCGGTCATGGGGATGAAGCGCGACTCTTGGCTCATCCACTGGTTGAGGCGCATCATGCGGAAGATGTTTTCGTTGCTGGGAACCTCGAGCGCCTTGCGGAACTCCACGCGCATCTGCTCTATCGAGGTGGTTGCGCGTCCGGCGCGAACGTCGTCCATCGTTCCCATCGAGGGGTTGGCTGCGTACCATGCCTTCTCGTCTTTCCAGTCAGCGCCCTCGGGCAGTTCGTAGAGCACCACGAGAAGCGCGGGATCGAGCGACGGGTCAGTGAGTACGCGGCGGGAATACTCCCACTCCTCGAAGCACACACCGTTGCGGTCGTAGCCGGCGGTGGACGTGACGATCATCACGGGCTCAATCTGCGCGGCCTGCGATCCCTGCGTGAGCAAGTCCCACAGGTAGCGGTTGGGCTGGAACGCGAGTTCGTCGAAGTGCAGGAACGCGATGTCGAGGCCGGCCTTTGTCGGAGCCTCGGAGGAGAGCACCTTGTAGTAGCTGTTCGTGGCGGCGGCGATGACCTGCTTGTGAGTCGGCTTGTCATCGAGCAGCTTGCGGAACGACGGGTCGCCGTGGTGGTACATCGGGACGACTGCACCGTAGACGAGCGCGGCCTGATCCTTGTCGCCGGCAGCGGAGTAGCACTGCTGCCCCGTGCCCTCGAATAGCAGGTGGTACGGGATATGCGGAGCCACCGATGTGGTCTTGGCCTGCTTCTTCGCAGTCCACAGATACACCTTCTGGTAGCGTCGCAGGTTGGTTGTCTTGTCGATGTAGCCGTAGAGCGGACGCGCGACGCGATGCTCGTACCACGGCATGAATGAGAACGGCTGGCCCGATTGAGCCTTGCCAGCGTGGACCATTGACGATGTGACCGTGATGAACTGGTCAGCGCGGGCGGCGTCGTAGTAGCAACCGATCTCGTCGGCCTGCTTGGAGTGGTAACGCTTCCACTTGGCTGCGTCCCATGTCTCCGACTTCGGCGGCAGGCCGACGAAGCCAGGACGCACTACAACCCCTGGGCTTCGAGCATCTTGGCAAGAGGTGACTTGCCATCATCCGTGAGGTTCAGCTTCGAGGATGATGCAGGGTCCATCGCGAACTCCGCAGCCAGCCCTCGAGCGGGGTTGATGATCTTGTAGTCGGTCGGAGCAGCGAGCCACCCCGCCCACGCCATGCACAGCATCGCGAACTTCGGCAGGTGCAACTCGTCGGTGATGCCGCGAGCGTTGAGCTTCGGCGCGTACTCGGTCCAGAATCGGACAGCCGAGGGAAGCATCGGAGAGCCGGAGGCTTCCATGTCATCCATCAGCCACTGCGGGGGAGTCTCGGGCATCTTGCCGCCGACTCTGACGTGCTGCCGGCCACCGTTGATCGCCTTGAGAGCGGCGGGCTTTGTCTTGCTGCCTCGCTGTGCCATGATGCGCCCCGTTTCGTCCGTCCGGGTGGACGTAGGTTATGCGTCGTATCCGTTTTTGTAACAGTGAAAGTTGCCGAAAGACC